TCCGTGCGAGCTCCGCCAACTTGTTGCGCAGGCCGTAGGCCTCGATCTGTTTTACCAGTTCTGATCTATTTTTTTGTGTCATTCCGAACGATCCTAATCTGTCTATTTAAAGCGTATTGGACGTCGGTGTCAAGTTTCTTCCTGACGAATATGGCCTTGTCGGCCAGGCGCTTGGCCATGTCTTGCTGTTCCGGTGGTAACTCACCGCCGCGGAATGATTCCGATCGGTGTTCCAGTATGAATCGCATGTCTTCCTCGGACACGAAGACCTTTACCTTTGGTGCTATCTGTATGAACATGTGTGTTTGCTGGATATGGCCGTTAGCCTGGCATCTTCATCAGGATCACCACCACTGTTGATAGTAGTCCCGCCACCACTGTGCCCGCCGTTGCTATGATGGTCTTGGTTGTTGACTTGTGACTGGTTGACATATCGTCGTTCATCTTGGCCAGTCTCAGTTCTATCGCACTCAGCCTGTCGTGTAGGCCCTTGTACCTCTCCGAACAGAGGTCCACGTGTGCTTCCAGGTTTGTCTTTTCTAAATCTGTTGTGCTCATTAATCTTATATACTCTCTCAACTCCTGTTTGATCTCTCTGATCTCCGCTCCTAAAGCCTGGAATTGTGCCTGTGTCATCGCCTGTGCTAGCCTTAATAAGTTTTGTAGTGTGTGCCTTAATCAAGTATTATTTATCGATCGGGCCTGCGTATGAAAAGTACGTGTTTTTGCTCACGGGCGTCATGGTGTCGAAGGTGCTCAACGGGAACGTCACTGTCTCCTTGCAGAAAGACAGTATGGGCACCTGGTGGAAGTCCTCCACTAGTTGTGCCACGGGATCTTGCTCGTCACCGTACACGCCCGCCTGTTCCGTGAAGAACTGGAAGTGCCAGGTGGTCTGCCGGCCCTCGTAGAACGATCCGAATATGTGGTTCTTCAGGCTCTGTATCTCGATCCGCTGTGGTGGCAGTTCCCAGGTGATGTTGCCCCTCATCTGTAGCAGTTGTATCATGGTGTTGAAGTTGCTGTTCTGGTTGCGGGCTATTGCCAGACTGTGCTTGTCGTGTATGACCTCACCTGACTCGGTCTTGAACGGGAACGCTTGTTTGATGTTTCCGTTGTCTGTGATGTCTACCAATGTGTGTATTCTGTACTCATGCATCCTGATATTTAAGTCATAAAAAAAGGGCGAACCTAATTAAAGATCCGCCCTTTTGGTAATCCAGTCTGTTGACTAGAGGTAGTGATTACGCATCACCCCTTTGGTCGAACATTCCGTAGATAGCATCGTCACCTGAAGATGTTACACCTTCTGGTAATAATGTTCTCATTTTTACATGAAGTTGTCCCGCAGAAGAGTCACCTGAGATAACTGCTCTGATGTCCGCTTCTAGGTCCGCTTCAGCGTCAGCGATAACAGTGGTGCTAACGTCCATGTTAACATCACCTGCTGAGTCCGCCGCGTTGAACTGTCCTGGTGTGCCTTCACAGATGTACTGGTAAGACGTGATAGACTCGTCAGCACTGATTGAAGACGCCTCGGCCGCATCATTGTCAGTGGCTTTCGCCGCTAATCTGTAAGATGCCGCTAACAGCGTACCGTTCTTGTTCACAACTTTGGTTGTTTTGTCAAACACTGAATCCAACGCCTCTGGTGTGGTCTGAGGTGCGATGTCTTCGTTGTTCCAGATCACTTCGATGAAGGTTAAACCCTTACCATTGAAGGCCTGTCTTCTCGTAAGATCTGTTGATCTGTTCTGAGTAATTGCCATGATTGTATTCTCCTTGGATTATATCAATCTACGATTACGCAGAAAGGTTAACTTCAGTCACGTCAGTACCAGAAACTGTCTGAGTGATGTTGTCACCACCGTTAAGAGCTCTGATAGCCGCTTGTAATCTCGCGATTGAAGTTGTTGAACTTAAAGTGTCAAGAGCGTCTGCTCTCACCATGTAAGTCTTTGTTGTGTTTGTGTTAGCCAAGTTACCTTCACCAATGATGTTGAAGCCTTCTTGTGCGAAAGTGTTTCTCACTAACTCAAGACCAGCAGTCGCTGAACCAGATGTAACATCACCTGTTTCCGACGCCATAGAGTTTTTGAAGTCACACTTGATGAACGTGATCTCAACACCTTCTAACTCTGTGTTAGTTACGTGTGAGAAATTGTTTTTAGTTATTGCCATTTTAGATCCTCCTTTTTATCTGATTTAAATGACTATGATGCCGCTCAGGCATCAAGTTAAATGTATTTATGGGTGTGTTTGGTAAATTATGCTGTATTATTACGTTTTCAGCCAGACTTCGTCACTTTTGGTGCGTGTTTTAAGTTTATAACCCAACTTTTTCAATATATCCTCGGCCACACGTACTATGCCGGGTCTTTTGTCCCTCTTCATCTCGATGTTGATCACCGGCAGGTTCTCGGCTATGGTCTCCTGTGCGCCCTTGATTAGTAGGTCCTCGTAACCATCAACATCTATCTTGATGAAATCTATTTGAGTCAGTTCGAAACTATCCAGTGTCTTTATGTGTATGTCTCCCGGAGTGCGATCTAAAATCTGGTGCAGTGGTTGATCAAAAGTGGCGGTGTGCTCTGTGTCTCCTAGTCCAACCTGATGTAATACCGCGTTCTGGTCTGTGGGTATGTTTTTCTTCCAGCACTCCGCGAACACAGGGTTGGGTTCGAAGCAGTGTACATTGTCGAAGTCCTGCATCAGGCTCCTGGTCCACATGCCCACGTTGGCGCCCGCATCAACACAGCCACGCCATGATTTTATGTGTTTGTAGGCCTCGCGCCTCAGTTCTGATTGCCCATCACCTGCGTTCTCTATGAAAGTGGGTTCGGTGTGCTGTCCATGGTAGGCCACCCAGAAGTCTCTGCCTGTTGGATAGGTCATTTCTTCCTTTTGCACTGCTTACATCTGCAATCTGGACAGTCCAAACACTCGGTGCAGGATTTCTTGCAGTGCTGTTCACAGCCACAACGCTCACAGATGTACTCGATCATCACAGTTCCTTAAACTTCTTCAGTATGTCGGTGTTGGGCAGTTTGGCCTGTAGTTGCTGTTGTAGCCTGTGCAACGTCTGTAGTTTCAGTCTGGATTCCAACCTGTTGTAGTTGGCCACTGACCTCCTGATGTTCTTGAGGTTCGCATCTGTTATGTTCAAGGCTCTTTCCAGTTGTGTGAGGTTCTTGTAGTGGTCCTCCCATGTTCTCATGTACCTCCTCAGCGCCATCACTGGCACCGGTTGCCTCTGCCTCATGGCCTGGGCTTGGTTCTTGTTCTTTAATTTCTTTGTTATCTCTGGGTCTCCCGACACTATGGCCAGCATGTTGGCGAGATCGTTGTTGATCATCCGGACCTGGTCGAACGTGCCCTTGGCCATGGTCTGGTCCGCGTATGATTTTACAAAATCTGCTGTGTCCTCGTGTTGACTCATCAGTGACAGCGTTAGGAAGCTGAGGTATATTCTCTCTGTGACTTCTGGGAAAGTGTATCTCTGCAAGTCACTATGTCGCCTTATGACCTTGCCCTCAGATACATACTTAAGAAATGGTGTCAACATATAGATATTTATTGTACAGATGAAGAAGATTTTTATTCTAACGGACTTGATGTATTCGGGACAACATCTTCATTATGAGAATTTTATACGCGATGCGTCTCTAGTTGATGTGCAGTTCACATTTGAACCGGAGTACTGGAACCTGCACAACTATGACTGGGATATATATGACGAACTATTCTGTATAATAGATCACAGGGAGGGTTACGAAAGCAATCCAGAGTTCGTAGAGCAACTGTCACACCGATCGACTTTGTTAAAACAAAATGGATTCAAGTTTATACTAGCAAGGCCGTGGGAAAGTGCGGAGAACATCAAAACAAGCAAATTCTATGAAATTCTAAAAGGTCTATCTTACACAGAGTGGTTGGGAGATGCCACGTGGTTCTGGTATTGGATGCGTCAACAACACCTAGGTAAAAGATATGATTGTGATCATTCGCACAAACCATACAGATATCTCTACTTGAATAAATTTCCCAGGAGACATAGAACACTTCTATGGAACAAGATGATGCAGGGCAAATTATTGGGCGACAGCCTTACATCGTTCATAGGTCTGAATGAACCAGTGAGACTGAAACCCGAATACGAACTCCCAGATGTTGATTCAGACAACTATCCCTTAAGGGGAAAGGATCAGGACATATACACAAAACCATATGAACACACCTGCTGTTCTATCATAAGCGAAACCAACGATAATGACAATCTTTTCATCACGGAAAAATTATGGAAACCAATACTGTGTCAACATTTTTTTATAGTACACGGAAATTATCTATACCTGCAGAAGATAAGAGAGTTTGGGTTCAAAACCTTTTCATCATACTTCGACGAAAGTTACGATTTAGAACCTGATCCATTTAAAAGAATTGAAAAAATCTATGTACTAATCGAGAGCCTAAAAAACTTCAAGTGGGAAGATGCTTATCTTTCTTCCAAGAAACTTAGACAGCATAACTACGATCTCTTCTGGAGTGAAAGTTCCTATAAGAAGGAACTTCGTAAAACTGTGATGAAGTTTTTAGGAATCGAATAATAGGTCGATTGTGGGAAACAAAGTTCTGTAATCAGTGCCGCGTCGCCTGTCTAATTCTTTGAGATAGACTTTGAGTAGTTTTTGTTGTATTTGATCAGGCTCTGTGACGTTTGCTTCTTGCCTTATGCCTTTTAAGTTGTTTAATTGGGATTCTTTTATAGGATCACCATTTGTCTCGTATACTTGTATTGCTTCGTCCATTCCTAGGGGAATAATATGCTTACCAAAAATAGTTGGATTCAAGTATTTCCTTCCCGTGTCCCCGGCCTTCATTCCACTCCAGTACACCTCTCTTATTGTTGACCATTCGTTGACCTTTCTTATAAGATCGGGCAGGGTTGGTATAGTGAGGGCTGTCATGGCACTGTTAATGCTGGGGGTTATTCTTGTCCTGTTTAGTATAAATTCAAAATTTTCAACATACTTTTTGAGATCTAGTCCTTTCCTCACATATTCTGCCTGGTCTCCCCAACAATCTAGACTTCCTACCACTTGAATATTATAAAGTTGACCTTTTTCCACCAATGACCACATCCTTGCCAACCATTTCTGTACTCTTGCTGTATCCACTGTCAAGTTTGAAAAAACGACCAATGTTAGATTTTTATTCGATGTGCCCTCGAGAAATTCCACCAATCTTTCGGTTTCTTTTTGTAGGAATGGTTCTCCACCTAGTATCATAAGTTTGTTGAGATCTTGAATGTGCTGGTCTAACCATAAAAACAATTTATCGGTATCTTCTTGAATTTTTGGATTTATTTCAATTTTACCCGGCAAGTACAGATGTTCGTCCCTGTTGTTGATGTCCCCCCATAAATATTCTCCGTGTATTCTGTTCTCGTTATCTATCGTGGAACTGAATTTGCTGTTACAATAGATACACTTAAGATTACAAGTATTACTGAAATAAATTTCTAGTTGTGTTGGGGTCACCCTTGTTGCTTTTCTGTTGGTTTCCAATTCCTTGGGGGCAGTAACTCCTGGCATATTCAAAGATGACAATCTATCAGAATTTCCTTTGGAATCTTCTGTACTCTTACAGTGTTCGCACCCTCGACCTGGCCACTGACCGCTCAACATTTTTTCCCTGGCCTCTATTTTTGTTTTTATATTGTGGAACTCTATTTTCCCATTTTTTATTTCGTAGGGATCGTGCGTCACACGATGACAACTGGCTGTTGAAGCCATGGTTAGGAACACGGTAGAATGATTCCATTTTAATTGGCAAGGAATACCCTGCGTGATAGGGAATGGTTTAGATTTCATTAATATTAGTTATTTTTAAATTTGTTGATCGCAGTTAGGTTTCTTCTAGAGAATCCCAATCTATCTACCAACTTGACGGCACTGCCTGACCGGTCCACCGCCACGAATCCTTCTGGCTCTGTGACCTCTAATCCCGAATCTGTCTGTTGGAATGAGCCAATGGCCTGTGCCTGGTTCATCTTGCGAAGCACAAACGCCTTCATTGTCTGTACTGCTCTGTAGAAAGTCAGCATGGCCTGTAGTGGCTTCTTAGCTCTGTTGAGGAATATGGGCATCTGTTTCATTTTCTCTTGTCTTAAGTTAAGGGCCTTTTGTGCTTTGAGTCCTGACATCTGCTGTCGCATCCTGTCTGTGTAGAACTGCTTGAATCCCTGCAGGAACTTGATGGCATCGTTTGGTAGTTTTCCTTCCCTCACCATGGCGTTGATGTACATCTGGAACATGGGCACGAAGTCCTGGTTCTGTCCCAACACACTTGCGAGATTCCTAGGCACGTTGTTGAGCAATGCCTCCAGCTTCTCGATACCATTATAGAACTGCTTGGTCTCCGCGTCCGTGAACTTAGCGGAACCCGAAACGTCCTTGTAGGTGGCGTTGTCAAAGAACACGTCTGGCGATCGCGTGAACGAGTCAACGTCCGCTCCGGCCTGTGCGTTCATTTGCGCTAAGGTATCACCCACGTATGTGGTGTGGAATATGATACCCATCTTGGCACTATCTATCTGCTTGCCTAGGTCCGATTGTTCTGGCACAGCATATGTGATGGTGTTTGGTGTGAATGTGAGGTTGGGTTTGCCGTCTATGTTCTTGCGGGTGATGTCCTCGTCCGTGAACAAAAGATCTCCCTGGTACACTCCCGTCATGTCTAGTTTCTTTAGATGCACAAGACATTTCAACAGTTTCTGTCCAAGGTCGTCCGTGCCGTGATTGTTTGCTATGTCTCGTTTGGTGTAGTTGATTTTGGCCGCCTTGGCGAACACTGACTTGGTGCCCACGAAGAATCTGCCGTTGTCTGGATTTATACCACAAACTACAGCCGGCGCACCGTCCCATTTCACAGACACTTTCACTGCCTCTGAACTTGTTCCTTTGAGCGTTAATAAAAGTCCTTTAAAGTATTCTAACACAGCACGTCCACCCTCGTAGCCGTCGGTGATCACTATATCCTCTATATGTTCTAAATGTGTTCTTTTGAATTCGTTTAATATATCTTCGATTAGCATGTTGATATTTATTTGGTCAAATTAAAGTGATTTTCTACCTGTTGTCTCGTCATGTTGTTGTTTCTTGCGTAAATTCCCATAGCAATTCCTTTCCAGATGTCATCAGTCACATTCATAGGATTTCCTACGTTTTCTCGAATGTTTTTCCAAATATCGATGATGTTCTTTTGACTGGCTAACCAACTGTCATGTTCTTTGACTGTATAATTGTAACCAATATTTTCAAATTCGGCTACCGTTGCCTCGGATGATTTATACATACAGGACCAGTTGAACACCTTTTCTATCTCTTTTTGTCTTTTGATGTCTTCAAAGTTATTATCCCATAATTTGCACATCCACTCACACACGGCCGAAGTGACAGGGAGTTTTGACACATCCTTCCAGAGGTCCTGTTGCCAAGCAATCCAAGAAGATTTCCATCCGTATCTAAGACTCGGTTCGTTGCCAAGAGGTGCTTGATTTTTTTCAAACCAATTGATCAGAAGCAGTTCTCTGTAATCGTCTATGTAGTTTTGTATCACAACATCGTTCTCCGACATAATGTTTTTCACATTGTTGTAATCTTGTGCGACCACAACCTTGGTGTTTTCGTTCCTAGTTCCGTAGTGCATGATATTGATTATCTGTTTTCCATCTGAATGTGTGCCTGCATCATGATAGGTTGTGGTGGAACCTGTTTCCTTACCTATCAGTTTCATGCATATATAACTGTTGTTACCTCCAGATGGTGCTATCCAAAATATCATGATAGATAATCCTCACGTTGACCTTCACGCACTAGATCTAACGAACAGCAGTGTAGTCCACCGTCCCAGAAGTAACGATGTCTTAGCGGTACTATGATAGGTTCGACATTGTGTTTCTCGAGGAATTTGAAAACTTCCTTATTATAACTGGATACCAACACACACTGCTCTGATATTCCTAGCGTGTTTACATCAAATACCGATTCTGCACAATAACCCACCCAGTGATCACACCAATCATTGATGAATTTGTGTAGTTGCGGATTGTCTTGTTCACCGTCTATCCACCATCTGCCGTTCACAAGGTTCTTTTCAGACATCCATTTGTTCATGGCCGGATGCATCCAACCTTGTTGTCCAAGTTCTAGCCTGTCCCATTTTGAAAATAACTCTCGTTCCTGTGATGGAGATCGACCGACTCGCATGAACGCTCCTGGCTTGATGAAACTTATGATTCCGTCGGTGTGCCCCACATCATCCGTTTGAATTATCTCGTACCCTTGTTGTTTCCATTTGTGTATTATGTGATTGAACATTGGTCTGTCCGGGTGGACGAATCCTTCTGGCCCGTCGGCGGGCATTATTATGTGCTTGCCTAATTTAACACTATTCGCACCTGAGATGAGTTCATGTCCTTCGAAAGATTCACCACCTAGGCCATATACCTCGTTGAAGAGATCCACCATGCAATCTTCATGCACGATATTTTTCATGTAATCATAGACTTGATGGGTGTTCTGTTGATAACATTTGTCGCCCAGTGTGAGGAACACATCTCGTGGTTGTAATGGAACGTGTGGTATCTGTTTCTCATCACTGAGGATACCACGATGTAAAGATTCGGGTTGATAGACTTCCACTCCCAGTCCTTCCAGTACTCTTTTGAATTCTAGCAGATCCTCGTTGGTCTCCTTCAATATCCTCTGCATGGGTCCTTTTATCTTTTCTTCGGTAATCCAGTCAAACGTATCTTCCGACAACACTTGTCCTATCGCCGCCACTTTAAGTTTTTGGAATGGAGAGTGTGTCGAGATTTTAATCTTCTCAGACATTAATCCTCTTGGTATTCACCGTCTCGGATCTTCAGCACGTTCTCTTTGATGTCTCGGTTCTCCTTGATGCGTGCCACGCCTTTTGAGAATTTAGAAGCGTCCATGTTCTTCAGTGCTGAGTTAAATTTCTTCTCTAATTTGAATGCTGTATCTTGATCAAAATTCTCTCTTATGTAGTGCATCAGCCTTATGGCCGATTCCAGGATGTGTGATGCTCTGCTCTCCACGACCTCTTCCTTATCCCTTTTGAGAGGCATCGAGCTCAATTCTTCTAATAAACTTCTAGTGTGTTTTTGCATTGTAGGTATTTACACTTTATTGTAGCACAATTCTAGCATAAGTCTACTCATTTTACTTTCCTATAGACGAAATATTTACGTTTATTGTTATCATCCTTGATATCTAACACTTTGAGATTTAAAATTTCTGCAAGTTCTATTATGAATGGCACATTCCACGCATAGAATTCTATCCATTTTGCTTCGTATTTGTCATGTTGCACACCCGGGTTTACCCTGAAAAATATCAATCCTTCGTCCTCAAGCATATGAACACACTTAGAAACTTCTGCTATGATCTTGTTACGACCACCAAAGTTGATGGACCCTAACGCCAATATCACATCAAACTTGTGCTGTGGTCTAAAACTCATCAGGTCCACTTGATAGTCTGCTTTGTCGTTGTAAGGATCGATACCCGTAATATTTTTTATCTTGCCCTTGAACTCGTGGTATCCACACCCCACATCGAGAACCGCTCTGGGATTCAACTGGTTCACTTGATCAATAAGTGATAGTCCAGAATATTTCCATTTCTTCATATCAGCCTGCCAGTGTTTGGCGAAGTATTGATGCAAACATTTGACATCTATATCGTTGGTGTAATCCACTAGACTAGCATATTTTTTATCAACAACCACCCCAAATGTTTCTTTGATCAACTGCTGTGTAACCTTTGAAACGTCATTGCCTGTTTTACGGACAAGTTCTGCGAAGATCCTTCTATTCATATAGATATACCTTGATGTCGTTGTGTTCGTAGTTGTGTAATCGTCCATTGGTCGAAGGGAAACTGATTCTTAGACTTCTACACAAATCCACGTTGTCTTTTGGTTTAGAGATTCTGTTTGAGTTATCTTTGACGAATTCCATTATGTCTTTGTTCTCTGCTTGAATGTGTCTCCACATCTTGTCTAGGTCCTCGAAGTATTGATAGTTGGGGTATGTGATGTTAAATTCTCCACACAGTTTCCACCACTTCAGGCACTCGTAGTCGTTCCTGTAAACCATTATAATGGGGTAGCCTAAATTTTTTAGATTGTTTAGTTGATGTGCGAAAGTGTGTGATTTGATAATCCTTTTTCCCAGACCTGAAAATGGTTTGTCCCACTCTTCTACCTTGCAATCAAACTCCATTCCTGGATCCCAATAGGCCCCGGTGTGCATGAGTTGTTTGCGGCCCGGTGTGTCAGCATCGTGCCAGTAGGTTCTTCCGTCGGTGTAATCGGATTGATCTACGTCCGGTGATTTATGAATATTTTTAAAAACACTGCTCCATTTTGAACCAGGGGCACCTGTCATTAGTATGTACATCGATTGATATTATAGTG